GGATAGCAATTTGGAAAGCTTGCCATCAACAAAGAGGTTAATATGAAAAATACATCACTATCAGGCTTACTTCGCGGCGTCCAGAGCCGTCACGATGACTGCGGTATTTCGTGGGGGGCGCACAAGATTCCAAATAGCAAGCCAATCCATATTGTCAAGTGGGGTTCTCCTCCTTTCCAGTACCGGAATCCGCGAATTTACGGGCCGGTTGCCAATCAAGATGAGATGGATCAACGCAAGGAATGGCTGGATATCATCGCGAGAGAATCGGAGCGTCTACAAAATGATTAACGAGCGACTAACAGAGTATTCTCAAGGAATACATGTAGATGGGGATGGCGCGGCCATCCTATGCGATGGGGTGGCGATAACGGTAGATGAGGTCGTCGAAAGGCTAACCCTGCTTGATGAAAAATGCATCAAGTATCGAACGGCGTTGGAATGGGTGAAAAAGTGGGGCGATTGGTTTCCAGACGAACCGTTACCGAACGGATGGCCTACTTATGATGACGAACAAAAGACCCCGCTATCTCTATGTGAGATAGTCAATAATGCGCTTGAAGGATAGGAGAAAAGGGATCGTTACTCACTAGCGCCAACCCGCCGCGCTTTCATGCGCGCATACTTAGCTTGTTGAGCGCAGCGGTTGCTGCAATATCGAGCGCGTGTATCGGACGCTGTAAATAATTTGTTGCATACGATACACGTGTACTGTTTTGATGGGCGCATCGCCCGTAGTTCGGCGCCTGGATTCATGGGCTTCCCTCGTGTTGATTTGTCGATAGTCTAACATCCTTACGCTTCCAGATAAAAATATTTGAATGATCTATTGACACCCTTACGCAATTAAGTATAATGAGAACCATAGAGCAGCGGCATTGGGCCGCTAGGAGGAGCAAATAAAATGAAAGCCTACGAAATTGCAGAGCTTTATCTGAACACAGCCGGACAGGAAGGTGAGGATGAGCTACGCGAGTATGTCGCGGCTGGAGGGGACATAAACGAGCGTGACAGCGATGGCATGAGCGCGCTAGACATTGCAAGATGTACAGAATGTCATGATAAGAACATGCGTAGAGCTGCTCCTCGTTTAGTTGAAATCGTAACCGAACTTGGTGGCGCTTGAGCAGCAGCATTAGGCAGCTTGGAGATAAAAATGAGCACGAAGTCAGTACTGTTGAGTATGTTCGAGGCGGATATTGAAATAGCAACAGGCAATGACAAGGAGGATTTGCAGGCTGTGCGAAACTGGATTTCTAGGGCTGAGGATATCAGTGACAAAGCAAAGTTCATGGCACACATGAGGAGCATCCAGACTTTAGCTGAAAAGGATGCTTACATACGTGCTACTGAATGGAAGCGGCGTCAGCGCTAGGGTTAGCATGACCATAAAGAGCGGCATAGGGCCGCAACAACCGGCTCGCTGCCGAGGGTGGCAGCCGGTTCAGCATACTGCTGAACGCCGACGAAACCGCCGTGCTGGCAACGATCCAGGCGCGGACGGGAGAGAGTAAGGCCGGCGTGGTGAAGCGGTTGATCCTTGCGGCGGCCGATTGACCCGCCGTCGCATCCAGCGCAAGATTTTCGTGCTGTCACTTAAAAGATCAGGAGCCCATCATGAAAGCATCGATCATCATCCCCATCATCTTGCTTGCCTGCCCCGCGTTTGGGCAGACCATCTACAAATGCCCGGACCCAAGTGGAGTCGTGAAATTCTCACAAGTCCCGTGCCAAGGCAGCGAGGCTATCACGATCAATGTGACCAAGGGTGGCGTTGATGGGTTGAGAGACAGCGAGCGCGCCTATCTTGAGGATCGCGACAAGGCCCGCCAACAAGCCGACAAGCCCGAAAAATCGGCACGAAGCAGCGAAGTGGATAAGGAGTGCTTCGATATGAAGCGCCAGATTGCGGAGCTTGAGGAGCGAGAAGCGCGGGGCATTCACACCTGGTCAAAGCATGGATACGAGGAATCGCACTGGCGACGTAAAGAATACGATGACCTTTGCAGGTAACGGGGACTATCGGCGGACGACTAGCTACACCTCAATCTCTAGCGCCGGCAGCGAAGGCGCCTGCCCTTCGACTTTCCCGGCGCGCACGAACGCCATTTGTCCGACGGCAACGGACTGCCCACTCGCAACCAGGTGGCCACCACTGGGTAGCTCGATTAAGCTGGTGCCAGACCCATCCGTCCGATGCGCCAGCACCTCGCCCACGAGCAGTTGCGGTGGCGCGGACAACGCCACGAATTGCGACCATGCGTTTGGCTTCCACATCTCACACCTCCCGCCGTTCGATTCCCACCGTTTGCCGGACCTTCAAGCCTTCGCCTTCGACCCATTCGGCGCTGACCTTCACGCTGCGCACCATCCCGCGCACCCCTGCGATTTCCGCCAGCAGCCCAGGCCGCAACAGTCCAGGCCCGCTCCCGCCTTCCGGCGTCAACAGCAATTCCGCCGTCAAGTTGTGTCCAGGCCCGGCGGCTGACAGGATCGCAATCCCCCGCGCGCGTAACGCATCGACATGGCAGAGCAACGGATCAACGACCGGCTCGACCGGCACCAGCGCCCCATCCGTGCCGGCGATCTTGACCCACGCGGTGTACCCAGCAATGGTACCGCTCACATAGCAGCCGTTCAGCTCCGGCTTATTGTCCGGCGCCCGTTCCAGCGACACAACCGCCGCTTCGGGAATGCCGATATCGGCCGTTTGCCCATCCCATAGCCACGCTGCGGTCGGATAGCGCAGATAAGCGGTGAGGATGGACGCGGCCGGATCGGTATAGAGGCATCCATCCACCGGCTTGACCAGGGAGGATAGCTGATCGATGGGCGTCCCATTCCATGAGTACAGCCCGCTGGGAACCAGCCAACCAGCCGGCAGTTGCCAATCCAACGTCCAGCCGAGATTATCCAGCGCCTGTTCCGCCAGTTGCTGTGCGGTGCGGGGGTTGGATTCGACGCCGCTGGTCGCTCTCAGGAACGGTTCAGTCAGCCAAGCAGATCGCGAGCGACCCGTGAGCGATAGGCTATGCCGATTAAAGGCGCGGCTCAAGTTGGGTTCATCCAGCAGGAACTTCCATACCCAACCGTTGATCATCGCCTCCACCTCCACCGGCAGAAACCCCGGCGCTTGCGGCGCTAGCAAGTCCCAGCCCGCCGATCCGATCACGGTGGCGGTCAGCGACCAGCACCACGAATCGACATCCACCTCAGCCGAGATCGACGCAACCGGTAGCGGCGTCCGATCCGGCAGCCGCACAAGAGAGAATGAATTGAGCACGCGATAAGTCTCAAGAATGGGGATGGAAAATAGCGGAATCGCGGGGCATGGCGTCGGGTCGAGCCGAAAGGTCACTAGCCCGACCGGCGGCGTCGGGACCGGACAGCGTAGCTCAAACCGCACCAGCCCCACCGGCGGCACATAGCCGGTTTGCGGAACGGGAATCGGCGGGCCTGGATTGCGAGCGTTGGTCGGGTAGCCCAACTGCCGCCACCGCTCCACCCATCCCCTAACCAGTAGCCGGGCATCGCTGAAGACATCGATGATCGTGGTGGATTGCGGCGTCGCCTGTCGCCAACCGTCCAGACGAGAGACCGCAAGGCGCGGTAAGGTCATAACCCACACGCCGGACGCGACGTGTGTTTGTCGCTCCAGATCACGCCAACGATCCGCTGCTGAGCGAGCTATATGCGGGGCGTTCCTCCATACCTCGGCCGTGTCACTGACCCGCAAGCCAGCCTCTTGCCAGCGATCAACGCCGAAGCCGGTCAACAGCGGCGATTGTCGCCACTGCTCCACCGCCGCGCCGATCCGCAAATCGGCTGCGTCGAGGCTGGCTACCGTACTCCTTAGTAGTCGCGGTACTTCGTGCCACGCAGCGGTAGTGCTGCTGACCTGGAGCGGCGCTTTGCCCCACGAGTCGGATGTGACGGCATGGACAGCCGACAACAAGTTCAGATTGTAGGCTACGGCCGCGTGAGCCCGCGCTCCGCTGGTGCGAGCCGCAATCGCAACGCTGGATGTGCCACGGATGCGGATCGCTGCATGGGCGCCACCCGTGCGGGCCGCAATCGACAGCGTGCGGTCATTGCTTGCTGATCCGCCAAGCCCGAACAAAACCAGGCCAACGGGAGGCGAATAGCTGCTGTCGAGCTGGAAGGTAACCAGTCCCACCGGCGGCACGTAGTCCGCCACGGCTTAGCCCTCGGTGATCGTGAACGAAGTAATCGTGCTGAGCGAGCCCGCGACGAAGCTGAGATTGTCCACTTCCACCGCCTCGCCACTGCCGACCGTGCCCACATCGTAGTCGCCAATCTCGACATCGGACGAATCGAAGGCCCGGACAAATGCGACCGTGCCATCAGCTAGATTCGTTGCCGCCGCGATAGCGCCGGCGGTAAAAACGCCACCAGTTACTGTTCCTGCCGGAGACGGCAGCGAGTAAATCGCAAGCAGGGTTTGGGTGGTGAGCGCGGTATCTCCGTTCGCCGGAACCGGCGCATCGTAAGCGTGCAGCGTTCCTCCATCCAGCCATCCCGCGTGCTGCGATCCGCGCGATGTGCGGCGGGCTGTGGTGAACCGAATAACGTCACTCACGGCATGGCCTCCGGCGTCACAAAATCTGCAATGGCCGGGTATTCCGGCGCGCCGGCGTCTGTGACATTGTTGTAAAGCGCCACGGTATAACCTTGATATCGATACGCAATCCGATCAAACGACGCGCTACCTGATGCGTTGGTCCAAGTTTCCCGTAGCAGCCGCGACGACGTAATATCAAAGAGATGGACGCGACGCTTGACGGGGTTACTTGCAGCATCGGTCACGGCAACGCGAATCCGATGCGAGCCGCCATCAATCGCATCGCGCCAAATCAGCGGAAAGCACATCAATCGGCCTGCCATTATCGCCACGGCCCCGTTAAATCTATTGCGGCCGCGTAATTCTGCCCGCCTGATTTTAGGGTTTGCACGAGCAGCGTTCGCCCGTCTAGCCCAATCACATCGGTCTGAAATGAGCCGTCGGTGAGTTGAGCTGACTGATGGAGTGGCGCATAAAATCCGGGCAGCGGGCCGCGCAAAGCGGTGGCCGATGCATATGTTGTGCCCTCCCATACATCGACAGGGGCACAGTAAAATTGCCCGCCCATCGGGGCCGGGTACGCAATCCCATAGTACCCAATGCCATTCGCTGCTATGTGATGCGATAGTTTAAACGCCGCAATTGATGTCCCTGTCTGTACGTAGGACCGCGCGAAATAATGGCCGGCTGTGATGTTGATAGTGTGCAGACTGCCTTGGTTAAGTACAGCCGTGCTCGTTCCGCCAATGAGCAAAGTGCGATACGCATCCCCTGCCTTTTCGCTTGGAATATCGCCCCACGCCGCGCTAATCCACGCGCCGGCTCCATCCTGGTTGACGCACAAATAAAACCCTTGCGAATCGCCAAATAGCCGCCACGCCCGCGCGGTTGAACTCGCAGCAGACGATTTCCCCCAGTACAATCCGCCTGATATTTGCGCGTCAGTCGGGAAGGGCCCGGTTCCGGTATCCACATCCGACATGCTCTCATAGCCACGAATACGGGCATACGTTGCAGTGCCAGTTCCGTCGTCTGCAACACGCAAATACAAGCGGCTGCTCATTATGTCGCCAGCCCGGTACGCCGCTTTGTTTGTCCCGCTGTACACCTTCGAGAAGCCCAGCGGCGCCCGAACGGCCGTGATCGTGCCGGTGGCGGTCTGATCGGAAATCCCGCTCGTGACGAACGTAAAATGCGTGCTGTCCGCTACGCTGGCAATGCGCCACGTCCCATTTAGCCCCGACGGCGTGGCGCCGGCAATCGTAATCACCGATCCCACCGCGCTACCGATCATCGAAAATCCATGACCCGCGCTGACCGTTCCGGTCGCGACGTTACTAGCGACGACCAGGCTAGCGAGCGTAACCGTACCAAACCCGTTAGTGAGACATGCGTCCAGTACGCTAATGAGCGCTCCGACTGTCCCCGATAGCGCCGGTGCACCGGACATCGTCGAATCAAAGTACC